ATGAGTAATTGGATCAGCATTTTAGCTGAACAGGCCCGCGAACATGGGCAGGAAGACGTTGGAAAATTGCTCGGTATAAGTAAAACAGTGATAAGTCAGCTTATTAACGGCAAATATCCTGGTGATATGCAGCGTATGCAAAAGCTAGTTGAAGGAGCCTACATGAATCGCTTAGTGGATTGTCCCGTACTAGGACAAGTTCCGCTACATGAATGCGATAAACATCAAGGTAATAAATCGACCAGTAACCCTATTCGATTGCGCTTATATCGCGCCTGCCGTAGTGGTTGCGAGCATTCAGCGCTTGCAGCAAAAAAGCAATTTAAGCGTATTCACGTGACACAAATTGACGTAGTGAGTCCGCTATATCGAGCTGATGCGGTTTATAGCCGTCTTGAACGACAATCGATATCCGATAACTGTTGCTACAGACAATTATGTTAGCTGTTAAGGCAAGAGTTAATTGCATTAGGGCATCGCTACAACCGCTTACTTGAAACAGTTCAATCATCAAAGGAATGAATCTAATGAGACACCAAAATCCTAAATTCGATGTGATTAGCGCCCTAAGACTGCGCGGCATGACAGTGATCCACTCAGGCGTGAAAGTCGTGCAAATCGACAAGCCAACCGCTGATTTTCGCCGCATGGCCGTGGACATTATCGAGAACATTAAAGGCATTCGTCGCCGTTGTATGGCGGTGCAATTTCACGGCGTTACCGTGCGTTGGGAGGAGTGAGACATGGCCAAGCTGATTATTGAAATTAACGATGCAGCGATTGATGACGTTTGCGGCATCGAATGCAGCATGAAGATAGAAGCTGCACCTAAAAGTGAGCGAAAGCTTTCTGATGCAGTGGTTAACGAGTTGGCTAACGCCATGAAGCATATATTGCCAGAAATCACTAAGGCATTAGTTGAGCAAAACGCTGGTCGCAAAGTAATGAGTACCGAAGTGGTTCAGGGCCAGTCTTTATCTCAGATGCTAGGCGAACACACCGCATCTAGAAAAGCACATTAATAAGGAATGAATATGAACACCCAAATTCATCAGCAAGACAGCGGCATTCAAGTTGATGCTGAGCGTTATTTAACCAATGCCAAAGGTCACTTAGTACCTAAATCGACCATAGATGAAATTGACTTAGCGCGCCATGAGTTAGTGAAAGAGATGGTAAACAAAGCTGAATTGTTGCAAGCCAGTATTGCCAGCCATAGAGCGGCGGCATTTGGTGATGTGCAAGCATTTATCGATTTATCCGCTGAGCAGTATGACAAAACTATCGGTGGTGGCCGTGGCAACCTCACACTGATGTCATTTGATGGTTGCTTAAAAGTGCAGCGCAGTATTCAAGACAACATCACATTTGATGAGCGTTTACAGGCGGCTAAAACCTTAATTGATCGCTGCTTACATCGTTGGGCTGACTCTGCCGATGACAAAATTAAAGTGTTAGTGATGGATGCCTTTCAAGTGGACAAAGAAGGCCGAGTGAGTACTGGAAAAGTCTTGGGACTGCGTCGCCATAAATTTGATGACACTGAATGGCTAAAGGCAATGGAAGCGATTAGCGACAGTGTACAGGTCGCCAGTAGCAAGAGTTTTATTCGTTACTACAAACGTGCTGCTCCCGACCAGCCTTGGCAAGCTATTTCTCTCGATATTGCAAAGCTGTAAGGAGCACACCATGACTCAAGGCATACAACACCTATTCGATGACAACCAGGCCGCACTCGATCGGGTGGCGTTTCAATTACGCCAAGCGACCTTACTTGAAGCAAGTTTCGATAATCTGCGCAGCGAACTCAGTGGCCTAGCGGCGGAAAGGCCGCATTACTGCTTGATGATGTGCGCCGCGCTGCTCAATGCACTTAAGGAGTTGAGCAAAGAGTTTGCGGGCGAGCGCCGCGCTGTGATTGCCTTTTTTATGGAGAAATCACTCAATAATTTAGAACTGTTAGAACCAAAGCCTGCAATGCGTTAACCCTGCGAAACCCGCTCCAGTCATTGGAGCGAGGTCTGTCTAATGTAGTGATTAGGCACTGATGAGCAGCTAACCCAAAGAGTACTAATTTAAAGAGTGAACAAGATGACACCTTACGCTAAACGCTTACTCAAATATGCCATGGATTATTGCCCCATTTGTCAAGTACGTAAGGGCAAAACCAAAGCTGAACTACGCAGTGATCGCGAGCAATGGGCTGTTAACTTTTTAAATGCAGCAACACCAAATTGGCAGCAGCTTAAGAGTCAGCCTACCGCCATCAAGATAGTATCCAGTGCGACAACCGATGAGGATGACGAATGTTAGAAACTAATCAAAAAGCCCCTGTGCAGACTAATGCGCAGGTGCACCAAGTCGCTCAACACAAGAAGCGCCTTATCACCTTAATCAATGTGGCTAAGGGATCATTGCAGCTCGATGAAGCCATCTACCGCGCCATGCTTAAAAATGCCACGGGTAAAGATTCCTTGCGGGCGATGAACTTGCCAGAGCTTGAACAGGCGTTAGAAGTGTTTAAACAAAAGGGCTTTAAACCCACGTTAAACACCCATAAAAAGCGCCGTTTAAGTCCTGCTGCGGGTAAAAGCAAATTAGCAAGCATAGATAAAATACGTGCCATTTGGATCACCATGGGCCATCACTTAGTTATCCAGGATAACAGTGAGTCGGCACTAGATGCCTATGTGCGTCGCATGACGCTACGCAGCCACATTACTAATAACCAAACCCAAGGCGTGGATGCCACCCCATGGATGACAGAACCGCAAGCCTACAAGGTACTTGAAAGCCTGAAAAACTGGCATAAGCGCGTACTTATCGAGCGCATTATTGCCCGTGGTGAACGGCTAAAAATGAATGAAGCAGGTACACGCCCCGCAAACTATGAAGTGATCGTCGCGCAATACGAGGGGCATGGCCATGAGTAAGAACATCCTAAACGCGGTTAGCATTCCCGAAAACCAATTGGATTTATTGTCCACCAGTGCCGCCGAGCTGGAACAAGCCCTCGAAACCTTAGCCACGCTTAAACCCGATGAGCGTGAGGACTTTATACGTCGCTGGCCCTCAACCTTGCAAAGCTTGTGCGATGTGATGCGCCAAACCCTAAAGCAATACGATATTGATAACGCCGATAATGTGAGCGAAGCTTTAGCCACTAGCCTAAGCGCCTATCTAGGCGGGCGCGATATTTACATCCCCAATGGTGAACGCCTCAAGGATGCATTGCGTGATATCCGAATTTGGCGCGAGTTTAAGGGCAATAACCTAGAGCAGTTAAGCCGTGATTATGGACTCACCGAACGCCGGATCAGTCAGATAGTGGCAGAGCAAAGGGCAGCATTTGTGGTGAGGAAGCAAAGGCGACTGTTTTGAAATCTAATCTATATCACAGGGCTGCTACGAAGTAGCCCTTTTTATTCCGTTATTTTGACGATAAACTCAACAAAGTTGCAATATATGTTAAACAGTTAGGATGTTGAAGCATGCTTAAATGGATATTACTCACAAGCATCGTGGTGCTGCTAAGCACTCATGTAAATGCTGAAATCTACAAATGCACCAATGACGGTATTGATACTTATAGCCAAACTCCCTGTGCGGAAGATGCGCAACCTATCACTATTACTCCACCTGCCAAGTTGCACTCTGGCGAAAATACCGTAAATGAAGATGAGTTAGTATCACAATGCGTTGAAGTACTTAAGCATTATGCTGGCTTTAAAGATCCTGACTCGGTTAAAGTTGAAGGGCATTTTTTCGATTGGCTTCAGGATGATAGTGGTGCTAGAAGAGTGTTACAGATCAAAATTAATGCAAAGAACAGTTATGGTGCTTATGCAGGCAGTGAATTTTACCCCTGTTTTTTGAACTACACAGGGACTAGATTAAGCGCGAATCAACAATTTATCTTTAAATAATTTTTAGATTAATTAGTAGGATCTACATGGATTTTTTTAAAAGTTTTGCTTTTTGGATAGCCATATTATTTATTTTCGCGGCACTTTCTCCTTTTATGATAAATTTTTGGGGGATGGAACTATCAATGAAAATGCAAGATTGGGCGAGTTTTGGTACATATTTTTCGGGTGTATTAACACCTATTGCAGGGTTAGCTATTTTTTGGCAATTGTGGAGCCAACATCAACAAGTACAAACATTTAAAAATGATAAAGTGAAAGATCATTATGTGAATGAGTTAAAATCTAATGTTGATGAGTTAAATTATATGATCAGTTCTTATGATAATCGATATCATTCCGATGATGTACTAACTCTACGACTTTTGACTGATGGGCACCTTAATCCATGTGATTGGCATGCTGTGATTTTCGATCATAGGTATAAGGAAAATTTTCCTTTTGAACAGGAATATGTTTTAGGGAAAATTTGTAAAAAGTTAGTCCAGATTAAAATGCTAGCAATTAAAATAGATGAAAAAACTACCTATGAGAAATTGCACAATGATTTTAGTGCATTAGTCTTTGTTCTCAGTGCTAACAACTTGTTAGAGAATAGATTCACTTTTCTCGATGAGGATTAGAACGCGTGAAAGAATGTAATAAAGAAGTAGTACTTGAGAAAGCTTCATCGGCAAAATTAGTTGTTGATTATGCTAAATCAGGTTGGGATGATGAGCTTAAAAGGTTCTACAGCATTGATGATAAGCTATCAAAATTATTGCGTTATATTTTGAGCGTACTGGTGCTGTTAACAAGTTTTCTGGCATGGCTTTACGTTCATATAAGCGAATTTTCATATATCTCCGCCATTTTTATTATCGTTACTAGTGTTGTTTCTTTACTAGCTTTGCTTAGTGCTATGTATCAGTCTCATAAAGGCATCCAATTAATGGAGCTTCCTCGTCCAGCGATGAATAAATCACTGCTCGAGTTGTTAGCTAAAGATAATGAAGAATCAGCTAAATTAATTGCAGAAACATATTTAGCTACGATTGCAAAACACCGAGACATGATGAAGGTAAAGGAAGACTGCTTTGACTTATCATCAAACGAAGTCATTTTTTCTTTGTGCGCTATAGCTATAACTATGTTTTTATTGATATTACTAAGGGGAATATAATGAGTGAACAACATAAACATGACCGAACGCCTTCTGTTCCAGCCACGGGCAGTAGTGATAAACGTAGTAAAAACGATGGTGGATTAGGTGTCGAGTTTGTTAGAAATAATAAAGAACCCGGCAATGGGAAAAAGCAAGAGAATAAGTAAGTTATTCACCCTTAGTTAATCCCGAAACCTTTCCAATCCGCTCCAAACCCTTAAGCCGAGACAATGAACCCATGTTCACTGTCTCGGTTTTTTTATGGCCTTTGTCACCCACAACAACTATCGCAGCGGCGTTAACAGTATGCCGATTGCGAATGCACAGCCCAAACACATACAAAACCGAGTCTATCGCCAGTGCGCTAAAGACGGTTTTAATGCTCGCCTTCGTGCAGAGTTAGCGGCTGACCTCACTGGCAATGGGCCTGCTACCCTGCCTTTGTACAGTCACAGCCTCACCCGCCAAAGCTACTTTGATCAAGGCTGGCAAGCCGTCACCCATCTGGACATTTTAAAAGCGCGTAAACGAGCTAAAGCGCAAGCTATGGCGGTGCCTAATGAACAGTAAACTCAAGGCGATTTTACTGGCCGCTGGCTTAAGTTCGGCGGCCATCACTGGCGCACAGCTTACCGATAAATGGGAAGGGAATAGCTTGAGCGTCTATGTCGATGCGGTGGGTGTACTGACCGCCTGTCGTGGCCATACGAGCAAAGACTTGAGGCTTGGGCAAACCTTTACCGAGCAGCAATGCATGGAGATTTTTGCCAAGGATATCGCTCGTGCTGATAAGCAGTTGCTGCAACTCACGGCCCCTGTAGCACTTACTGATGGCGAGCATGCGGCCTATCTGTCGTTTATGCATTGGGCGGGCTATGGCAATTTTGCCAGCTCAACCCTGCGTAAAAAGCTGCTTGTAGGGGATCGTGTGGGTGCCTGCAAGGAGCTGACCCAAGCCTGCTCAACCAATAAGCAAACGGGTGAGCGCGTCTGCAATGGTTGGACCTATGGCACCCGCCTAGGTGTCAAGGTGCGTCTGAATGGGCTGATTAAACGCCGCGCCGAAGAGCAAGCCATTTGCCTAAGCGAACTGGGCCTCTCGCAATCAAAGGGGGGCGCGCAATGAATCCCTCTCAAATCATTAGCACTGTGCAGTGGCTATTTTTGTCACTGGCATTAGTCACCATCGGGCTGATGTACCACCAACAGCAGAGCACTAAGAGCCAGCTCACCCAAGTGTTAACTGACAATGCTGCCCTAAAACAGAGTGCAGACACGCTAGCGGTATGGCTACAAGACGCCAACGTTGAACGCATTGCCCTAAAAGACGAAGGCGAAACCCTCGCCTTACAGGTGCAAACCGTTGAGCTGCAAAAGGTCGCGTTAGCCAACCGCAATCAAGATCTTAACCATCAACTCACCCAGTTACTTGAGGACGCCCAGGATGAACAAACACAAACATGGCGTGTGGCTAGTGTGCCTAACGATGTTGTGCGCGTGTTCGACAACGCCGCCCGCTGTGCGTTACGTGCCTATTTACAAGACCCAATATGTGTTGCCGCCCGAAGTACTGATGCGCGAGTGCAACGTCACTCAGGTTCCACTACAGGTATTGCAGTGCCTGCAAAACCAGAAGGAACAGTGCCTATCCAACCCAAAGTCAGCGGGGCTAATGCTCTCGCTACTCACTGACCTTGGGCAATGCAACCTCGACTGGCAAGCCCTGCACGATTGGCGGCAACGCCATCAAACTGACCAAACAAAATAAGGAACCCCATGGACGAAACCGATTGGGCTAGCAATATGGAAACCCGCGAGCGAGCTGCCTGTGTTGATGCAGTTCGGGATGCCGCCAGGCACAAACAACACAGCACTGGCAATGGCATCTGTATTGATTGCTTAGAGCCAAATGAGCCACAGCGGCTTAACGAGTTGCGCTGTATCAGTTGCCAACAGGATGAAGATAAGCGCCAGAAGATGCGCTATGGGAAGCGTTTATGATCGAATCGCTATTTGAATTTTTCGGCAAAAATTGGGGCTTCATTGGCAGCGTCATTAGCGTTTTCTGTGCACTGCTGATGGCTTGGTTTAGTACGCGATTTACCCCACGGATTGAGCATGAAAAGGTGATCCAAAAGGTAGCGGAAATCGACAAGCGCCTTAGCGAAACTGAAATGCAATTGGAGTACATGCCGACCCGTGACGAACTGCATGCGCTCGATAAAACCCTAACAGGTTTAGGTGAGCGCTTTGGCGCAATGGAACAAGGCATTAGGCGCTTAGAAACCAAGACCGACATGCTACTCGAGAACGAACTATCTCAATCGAAAAAGGGAGGCCATTAATGGCGATGCAGCAAATTATCAATGAGCACCAACGCCTTGTGGTGCTTCGATTACTGACCGAGGCGGGAGCTTTTGCACTCAATGAGTCCATCTTACAAGATGGCTTAAATGCCTACGGCCTCGACATTAGCCGCGATGCCTTGCTGGTGCAGCTGGCTTGGCTTAATGAGCAAGGGCTGATTAAAACCGAACTGGTGGGCAAAGTGACCACGGCCACGCTAACAGGTCGCGGCCAAGATGTGGCGACAGGGCGCGCGGTAGTGCCGGGGGTTAAACGCCCAAGAGCGGGAGAATAGCCATGGCAAGAGCAATCCTAAATCGTGGTGAGCTTGCAGGCATCCGCTTAGTGGCGGATTTGTTTGTTATCCGTGAACTCGAAAAGAACGTGCTTGCTAAAAACGAGCACGTTAAGCCGCACATCAAAGCGCTAGACCAGCGCCTTAAAAAGGCAGTTCCCAAGGTGTTTGCGGCAGAAGTCGAACTACAGAAGCAAGTCCACTTAGTTCGTGCGCAGTGGCTGCGAGAATGGGAGGGGTTAGACGATGGCGAGTGAAACCCGAGGCCGACGATCTAAGGTGGATTTACTGCCTGATCCTATCCGCAAAAAGCTCGATGCGGGGCTGCGTAATGGCTCGATTCAGCAGATTGATTTGCTCGATGAAATCAATGCGCTGATTAAAGCCGCTGGCTTGCCTGAAGAAAACCAGCTTTCCCGCGCAGGCATCAACCGTTACGCCACTAAGATGGAGGCCGTGGGGAAAAGTTTGCGTGAAATGCGTGAGATCACTCAAGTGTGGACTGCAGAACTGGGTGACAAGCCCACGGGTGAAGTGACTAAACTCATTCTCGAAATGGCGCGTTCGCAGCTGTTTAAAGCCCTATTAAACCAAGATGAAACGGGCGAAGGTGCCGACGTTGGCATGATTAAAGACGCCATGTTAGCGGTGCAGCGTTTGGAGTCTGCTGCCATGGCCAGCCATAAGCGCGAGAAAGAGATCCGCACTGCGTTCGCGGCCGAAGCGGCTAATGCACTTAATGAAGAATTGCGTGGGGAAGATGGTATGAGCGAGCAGCTCGAAGGCCGTATCCGCCAAATTCTGTTAGGGAAAGCATAATGGCTAAAAGTGGCTTACACATGACGGCTATCAGTGAGCCGCGAAAAATCGACTTAGCGGAAGAAATGGCGCTGGCAGGGGTGGATGTGCCGCAGGATATTAGCGACGCTCAACCTGCCAATGAGCCCGTGTTTTTGCCTTACCAGCAGCGCTGGTTTGAAGATGAAGCGCCGATCATGATTGCCGAAAAAAGCCGGCGCACAGGATTAACCTGGGCAGAGGCTGGCCGCAATGTGATTAAAGCCGCTAAGCCGCGCCGCCGTGGGGGCTGCAATACCTTTTACGTTGGCAGCAAAAAAGAGATGGCGCTGGAATATATCGCCGCTTGTGCGCTCTTTGCCCGTGCTTTTAACCAGCTCGCAGAAGCTGATGTGTATGAGCAAACCTTCTGGGATTCGCAGAAGAAAGAAGAAATCCTCACCTACATGATCCGCTTCCCCAAGACGGGCCGAAAAATTCAGGCACTGAGTTCTCGCCCCTCTAACCTGCGTGGTTTACAGGGGGATGTGGTGATCGACGAAGCGGGTTTCCATGAGTCGCTCGAAGAGCTACTTAAGGCGGCGTTAGCATTAACCATGTGGGGCAACAAGGTCAGGTTAATCAGCACCCACAATGGTGTGGATAATCTATTCAATAGCTTGATTAATGATGCCCGTGAAGGCCGCAAAGACTACAGCATCCACCGTATCACGCTGGATGATGCCATTCGGGATGGCTTGTATAAGCGTATCTGTTATGTCACAGGTCAAACGTGGTCGCTGGCGGGTGAGATAGCTTGGCGCGATGGCCTCTATAAAAACGCCACCAATAAAGAAAGTGCCGATGAAGAATATGGCTGTGTGCCTAAAAAATCGGGTGGTGCTTACATCAGTCGGGTACTGATTGAAGCGGCCATGGTCGCCGATCGCTCTATCCCTATCTACCGTTTTGAAGCGCCTGAAAACTTCATGAGCTGGACACCTGAAATGCGCGAAGCCGAGGTGCGTGACTGGTGCGAACAATACTTAAAGCAAGAACTGGCAAAGCTAAACCCAGCGCATAACCATTCCTTTGGTGAAGACTTTGCGCGGCGCGGCGACTTAACCGTCTTTGTGCCCTTGGCCATTAAACCAGATTTAAGAAAGCGCCTCCCCTTTGTGGTGGAGCTTCGTGATACCACCTACGAGCAACAGCGCCAGGTGATGTTTTATATCTGTGACCGGATGCCAAGGTTAGTGGGATTGGCGTTTGATGCCACGGGTAACGGCGGGTATTTAGCTGAGCAAGCCGCACTTAAATACGGCACTGATATGGTGGATCAAGTGCATCTGTCGCAGAGTTGGTATCACGAATGGATGCCAAAAATGAAGGGAGAATTTGAGGCATTTAACCTTGAGATCCCCCGTCATCAAAGCGTGCTCGATGACTTACAGCATATCAAGTTAGTTAACGGTATCCCCTCGATCGATAAAGGTCGTAAGGCTGACTTAGAGTCCAGTAATAGCAAAGGCAAACGCCATGGTGACTTTGCCGTTGGTCTGTGTATGGCCGTTCGTGCTTCATACATGGAAGGCGGCGCTATCGAGTTCACCCCCATTCCTAGAAGTGATCACCGCAATCCGAATGCCGCAGCAAGTGCCCATGAGGATGATCATCAAACGCAGCGAGGTTGCTGGTAATGCAAGAAAAAACAACTGAATCACGTATTTTGGACGCCAGTGGTCGGCCGTTTAAGCAGCGTGAAGCCAAAGCACTGCAGACCGACGATGTGCGTTTAATTGGCTTGCAACGTACCTTTAGCCAGCACCCAAGTAGCGGCTTGACGCCCGCCAGTGCGGCCAATATTTTGCAGGCCGCCGAGCAAGGCGATCTCATTGCCCAATGTGAACTGGCCGAAGATATCGAAGAGAAAGACGGCCACCTATATGCCGAGTTAGACAAGCGCAAACGGGCGCTGATCGGCGTGGATTACTATTTAATACCGCCCCGTAACCCGACACCACAGGAAAAGGCCGACACTGAATATCTGCAAGAAATGCTCGAAGAAGGTAACTGGATGAAGACGCTCATTAAGTCAATGAGTGATGCCATCCTCAAGGGCTTTAGCATGCACGAGTTAGCCTGGACGCGTGAGCTAGGCGAATGGTTTATTGAAGTGCCAGAGTATCGCGATCCGTCTTGGTTTATGACTCACCCTGAGCGGCGCAACGAACTGCGGCTGCGTGATGCCACGGTCAATGGCGCTGACCTGTGGCCCTTTGGTTGGATCAAACATATTCATCCAGCCAAGTCGGGCTATGTGAGCCGCAGTGGTTTAGTGCGTCAGTTAATCTGGCCCTTTATTTTTAAAAACTACAGTGTGCGCGACTTAGCCGAGTTCCTTGAGATCTACGGTTTGCCGCTGCGTATTGGTCAGTATCCAGCGGGTGCCAGCGATGAGGAAAAGCGCGCCCTGTTAAATGCAGTGATGAGCATTGGCCATAACGCGGGTGGCATTATGCCCAAGGGCATGGTGATGGATTTTGAGAGTGCCGCCACAGGTCAAGCCGATCCCTTTGATTTGATGATTAGCTGGGCTGAAAAGACCATGAGCAAGGTGATTTTAGGCGGCACCTTGACCAGCCAAGCCGACGGTAAAAGCTCAACTAATGCGCTCGGTAACGTGCATAACGAAGTGCGCCAAGAGCTACGTGATGCTGACCTTACCCTGATTGCCGAAACCTTAACCCGCGACTTAGTGGCCCCTTTATATGCGCTTAACTGCAAGAGTTATCAAAGCCACCGTCGTCATCCACGTTTAGTCTTTGATACCACAGAAGCCGAAGACTTACGGGCCTTAGCGTATCCGCTGCGTGCGTTCGTCAGCATGGGCATGCAGATCCCACAAAACTGGCTGCATGAAAAGACCCGTATCCCTAAGCCCGCTAATGGCGAAGCCGTGCTGGTGATCCAGCAAGAAGACCCCAATGCCAGCGCTGCTAACCAGACAGCATTGGCGGCTTTAGCCGCTCAACCGTCTAGTGCCCCGTTGAGTGAACCGAGCCAAACCGCCTTAGATAAAGCCTTGGATGCACTCACTCAAGGTCAAATGAGCGAAGCCTATATGGCGATGGTAGAGCCATTACTGGCACAACTGCAGAGCGAGCCGGAGCAGTTGCGGGCGCAACTGGAAAAGGACTATCCCGCCATGGATACCGAGCAGCTTACCGAAATGCTCGCGCGGTTAATGTTTGTGGCCGAACTATGGGGAATCGCCAATGCCTAAAACCGTTGATTTAAGCATTGCCATTAACCAAGCACCCGCCGATGCGGTGGCCTATTTTCGTGCCAAAGGCTTTGCCATCAGTGACGATTGGCAAGACGTGTGGACTCGCGCCCACGCCCGAGCCTTTACTGTGGCCAAGGCAGCGCAGATGGATGTGCTCACGGCGATCCGTAATGAAGTGGATGCAGCCCTAAGCCAAGGGTTAACCGCTAAGCAGTTTCAGGCAAACCTTAAACCTCAACTCGAAAAGCTCGGATGGTGGGGTAAAAAGGAAGTCGATGGCCGCGAGGTACAGCTGGGTAGCCCGTATCGGTTAAACACTATCTATCGTCAAAACTTGCAAACTGCCTACATGGCTGGGCGCTATCGTCGCATGTTATCGCGCAGCAAAACCCACCCCTATTGGCAGTATGTCGCGATAGATGACGGCCAAACACGGCCAGCCCATGCGCGGCTTAGGGGTAAAGTGTTCCGCTTTGACGATCCGATATGGGACATCATCTATCCGCCCAATGGTTGGGGCTGTCGTTGCCGCGTTCGGGCGCTCACCGAGGCGCAGGTGAAGGCGATGGGGATCACTGTCGAAAATGGCGAAGGTTATATCCAGCGCTTTGACACTGAGACAGTCGCGCGCGGAACGGGTGAAGTGTTAACCGTGCCCCATGCGCGTATCGATCTGCCCGATGGCAGCAGCATGAGCCCCGATTTAGGTTGGGCTTATAGTCCAGGCGAAGCCGCCTTTGGTACCGACGTCGCGGTAGCCAAAAAGCTTGGCACTATTCAATCCCTCGATACCCGCGCGCAGTTTATTCAGGCACTCAATAATAGCCCGCTGCGCCAAGCCCAGTTTGCCCAATGGACGGATGAAGTCCTTGCCGCTAATCCAGGGCAGAAACGAAGACCAGGCTTAGGCGTACAGGCGTTAGGTTTTATGACACCCTCGATTCAAACCGCAGTGACAGCGCGTTTAGGGCGAGAACCTACGGCCTTACTGGCCATAGGAGAAAAGCAATTAGTGCATGCAGATAGTGCAAGGCACATTGCCGAGGGTGTTGCGTTAAGTCGTGATGAATATCAGCAATTACCGCAGATGTTGGCAGAACCCGAGGCCGTGCTTTGGGATAGCAAGAACCAGAATCTGTTGTATGTCTATCCCGCTGCGGATGATGCAGGCAGTAAGGTCAAAGTGATTATTAACAGTGCGTGGAAGATGAAACGCCAACAGGCAATGGATGCAGTGATCAACGTCTATAAGATCAATGCGGTGGACTTAAAGCACGGACAGTATGAATTGTTACAGGGCAAGCTAGAAGAATAGCGGACGATATGGTGGGACTCGAACCCACATACACACTGCTTAAGTTTCAGAATTTCTCTGAAGGTTTAAACAGAGTCTGCTTTACCAATTAAGAGTACACATCGTTCGCTAGAACAGTATACCACTGTAGCCAAGGGTTAACAGTGTGAAGGGGGGAAAATGAACAAGGTAGAGATCGTCTTAAGTGACTCCCCAGTGCTGCAAGTGTTGGGGAGTTTGCTGGATAAGCTCGATGACTTAAGCGAACCGATGAACGATATTGCTGCCGTTCTGGAGTCCGCGACAGAGGGTGCCTTTGATGCCGAGGCCGATCCAGTTACAGGTCAAGCCTGGGCATCTTTAAGTGATGCCTACCTTAAGGCCAACCCTAAACGCCAGGGCGGTAAGATATTACAAGCCAGTGCTGGCGGGCTAGCTGCTAGCGTAGCTGCCGACAGCGGCGATTTTTGGGCGGCCATTGGTAGCAATAAAATCTATGCCGCTATTCACCAGTTTGGTGGCACCGACGATATGCCCGCAGGCCCAGCGGGTATTCCGGCACGACCATACCTAGGTGTAAGCCGTGAGGATGAGCAGTCTATGCTAGGGATCTTGGGAGAGTACTTAATCTAAAGGTATTTTTCTTTAACGCGATAAAACGCGATTTAAGCGATGCAATGCGCAACTTGGTATAACGGCTTATCTAAAAACCACTTAAACGATTTCAGGAGGATTTAAACGGGTTTTAAACTGGGTTATGCTGCGTTCACTTGAAGGTGATTTTATTAGACAACAGGAAGTGGGATGGAACATTTGGAAAGACTTAAGCAGCAATTAAAGGAAATTTTTTTAGGCAAAGTATTCCCTTGGTTTTTTTTATTATTTCTGGGCAGCATTTATCTTGGATTATTGATAGTGGCTTTTGATAAAGAACCATCTTTTCTAGATAGTTTATCTACCATTGCAAGTCTAATGGCAGGGATTGCTGGGTTATGTGCTTCATATGTTGCAATTAGTGGAATTAACATTTGGAAAAAGCAAATTACTGCTCCTAGTATGTACAAGAGTATTACAGATACTAGAGCTGCTATTTTGCAGCTTAAGCTTAAAGTTATTGATATGCTCAATAGAATATATGCATACGGTTTTGACGATGAATTAACCATTCGCTACCAAGCAAATGGCGATTTATATAAGAAAATCGAGTCAATCAGAAAACAAAAAATTTCACATTGCCTCTCTAGCTTAGAGGTCTATTTTCCAGAGCATTGCTCAGAAAAACTTAAAGCTATAGAGAGCGATTACAAAAATTTAAACTTACAAATTTTCATTTACCTTCGTGTGATAGCAATGAAAGATAGTGGGCTCGTCGCGTATGAAACACTTAATACAATAACCGCAGATGATGTCATCTCTGATGCCCAAAGAGCTGAACGCGAAAGTTCATCGGAAGAACATAATCAAAGGAAGGATAAAGTGCAGCTATTATTTTCTAAACTCTTAAATAAATTAGACGAACTTGAAAAGAATATTTAACTAATCCCGAAACCTTTCCAATCCGCTAGTTAGTCCCACTCGATCATGATGGGCACTCCAATGTTATTGAGAGTGCCATTGTGTCAAAAGCTAAATCCACCAACCAAAGCCCAGCTCATTTAGCTGCTAGCATAGCCCTAGGCGTTGCGGCATTAAGCAGTGCGCTAGTGGTTAATACCAGTACCAGCACAGGTTTCCAACTCGGTGAAGATGGCTACATTCAGGCATTGCCTGATGGCCACTTTGCTGCTGTAGATGGTCGCCCTGATGATGTAGCGGGTGGCAAGTGGTTGATGGATGAAGCTGCCTTTGCTGCGCTTAAGGCAAATACCCCGCATCAAGCTGGTGATCTGGTCATTGACTACGAACACCAAACCCTCAACAAAGAGCAGAACGGCCAGCCCGCTCCCGCTTCTGGCTGGTTCAATATCGATGACGTGCAGTATCGCCAAGGGCAAGGTTTATTTATTAAGCCGCGCTTTACCGATAACGCTATCGCCCACCTAAACGCCAAAGAGTATCGCTATTTCTCTTTGGTTTTTGGATACGACAAGGCCACAGGCCGCCCCCAGTTTATCCATTCTGCAGCGTTAACTAACCGCCCTGGAGTCGATGGCATGTTGCCACTCGCATCCCTGGCCGCACTGGCCACTCTCAATGCAAACGATCTTCAATCCACCCCATCGGAGGGACTCCATGTGAACCCACTAATACTAAAACTCTTAGCCGCCCTAGGTATTGAAATTGCCGAAGGTAGCGAGCCAACCGAAGCACAGCTTAACGATGCGTTAAAGCGCATTGACGATCTGGTTAAAGCGGCGGGCAGTGTCGATGGCCTTAAGCAAGAAGTGGCTGCGTTAAGCGCCAAGTCGCCAACCATTGACCTAACCAAGTTCGTCCCCATTGCCACAGTGAATGCATTGCGTGAGCAATTGGTCGCGCTAACCGCTGAGAATGGCGTGCTCACTGTTGAGCAAGCGGTTAAGGCGGCGATTGATGACCACAAAGCCTTTGAGTGTGAACGTGATTACCTTACCCAATTGGGCAATCAAAACATGGCAGCACTCACTGCCAACATCGATGCACGAGTGCCTATTGCTGCACTAGGTGCCAAGCAAACCTCCACAGTTCCTGCCCCTAACAAGGATAAGGACACCAAACTGGCGGCACTTACCGCAGAGGACTTAAGCGTAGCCAAGCAAATGGGCTTAACCCCAGAACAAATGGCTGCAGGTAAAAAGGCCACCGCTTAGCGGTGTGCCACTCCATTAACCAGCTGAGTCATTCACATTAATTAGTTAGGAGTATCCCAATGGGTATTGTTAATTCCGCTACGTTAAACGCGCTGCGCACCTCCATGAGCCTCAAGTTTCAAGGTGCTGTGTCGAGCGTTGAAACCCAGTACCAACAGATTGCCACTGTGGTGCCATCGACCACCAAGTCGAATACTTATGGCTGGCTCGGTCAAATGCCAGAGTTCCGCGAATGGGTAGGTGATCGTCAGTTTAAAGACCTACAAGAGCACAGCTACAGCATCGAGAACAAGACCTTTGAAGCCTCGGTGATTGTTAAGCGCGACGATATCGAGGACGACAACCTTGGCGTCTATGACCCTATGGTCAAAATGATGGGCGAGAAAGGCGTTAAGTTCCCCGATAAGCAGGTGTTCGACCTACTCAATGCGGGTTGGACAACGCTTTGTTATGACGGCCAAAACTATTTTGACACCGACCATCCCGTCAATGCGACACATGATGGCAGTGGTGCTGATAGCTCTGTGCCTAACGTCATCATCGATCCCGCTTATACGGGCGAGCCTTGGTATCTGCTTGATATATCGCAAGTGCTTAAGCCGCTTATCTATCAGGAGCGCCGCAAGCTTTCGCTCATCACCAAATTTAATCCCAACGATGAAAGCGTTTATGCCAGTAACAACTTCAGTTTCGGTGCGGATTTGCGCTGTAACGCGGGCTTTGGTTTTTGGCAAATGGCCGTTGGGGTGAAAGCAGAACTGACACTTGAAAACGTGTGGGCGGCGATGGAGATGATGGGCGACTTCACCTTTGATGGCGGTGAGCCTATGGAGCTGAATGGCACCTTACTGGTGGTGGGCAATGGTAATAAGCGCAAAGCACTACAGCTGAAAAACCGTGAAAACATCGACGAAGGCGGCACGACAGTCTCTAACGAACTGCAAGACATGATTGAGGTGTTGATCAGCCCGCGCGTCAAAAAGTAACCCGTTCTGAGCAGCGAATCGCAGGCACAAGGATGCGCCTGCACCCCAACATCGAGTGAGGTAACAATGAAATGGCGAATCCTTCTAAGAACATTCAAGTCCTGTTGGTTATCTGTCTTGCGCACACTGGCTATCGCCGTGCGGGCATGGCGCTTACCAAAGGCGAAAACCTTATACCGCTGGCCGAGTTGTCGGATGAGCAAGTCGCAGCGTTTGAAGCTGACCAGCGCCTTAAGGTATCCGTGCGTGATATGGCACCAGCGTCGGGGAGTGTGGACATTCCAGACGGTGATCAGACATTAGGCACTGATATCACAGGCACGCTCACTGGTGTGAAAGAGCCCAATGGTGAAGAGAAAGCCTTGGATGAACTGTCAGTAAAAGAGCTTAAAGAACTGGCAAAAGACTTGGCGATCACGGGTGTTAACTCGATGAATAAAAATGACTTAGTTAGTGCGATTCAGGCAGTAAAAGTCACTGTGCCAAGTGAAAACGGAACGGCTAATCCAAGCGCTGAAACGCCAAGCACTGAAACGGAAAGCACTGAGCCATCTGGCACCACCAACGAAGCAGGTGAATAGCCATGGCCCAATTGATGTACGCCACCCCTGACAACATGCTGAGTCGCTTTGGTGCACAGGACTTAATGCTGCTTACCGAGCGTGAAGACAGTGTGCCAGGGGAAATCAATTTCGCCTTGCTTGAGCAGGCGCTGCGCGATGCGTCGGCCGAGATTGATGGCTATATCGTGGGCCGTTACACCTTGCCGTTAACCACTGTTCCCGCCGTGCTTGAGCGTAACTGCTGCGATATTGCCCGTTACTTCCTGTATGGCGATAAAGCCCCTGAACAAGTCGAGAAACGCTATACCGCTGTGGTGAAGTTTTTAACCGCCGTGAGCAAAGGCGATATCAGTTTGGGGCTTGCCGATACGGGTGAAGTCGCTAGCCAAAGTGAGCTAGTGGTCAGTATCGAAAGCGCAGGCAGCGTGTTTGGCCGTGCATCGTCTAAGGGGTTTATCTGATGTTTGAGATTAAAGATAACTACCTTGCTGCAGGTGATGCGCTGACTCAAATACTTGAGCCATTAGTGACGAGCCAGAAGCTGAAAAAGGTCTATCAAGCCAATGAGCTAAGCGAAGTGGATGAGCGCAGCCAAATCACCCCCGCCGCCCATGTGTTGTATATGGGCGATACGCTGGCGGATACGGCCCAAGGCGGCAATACCAGCCAAATTAAGCAGACTTGGCTTGTGGTATTGGCTTGCCGTTTATCTATCCACGAAGGCCAAGCAGGTGAGTTATTAGTCAGCCTGTTAAACGCGATTGTGGGTAAGTCCATTGCGGTGGATGGTCAGATGCTTGGCCCCTTTGTGCGCGTTAACAGTCCCGTTAAACCCCGTTTCACTAAAAGCCACTGTTATTACCCCGTGGCCGTGAGCGTGCAACTGAGATTCAAACCCAGCTAACCCAACAACTTAAGATGAGGAAAATCCTATGAATGGATTATTAGTCGCAGGCAACTTTTTTGTTGACCGCTTAAATGCCCAAGGGCAATCAACGGGGATCATTGGTCCCATCAACACCACTAAGCTCGCCATTAAAACCGATGCCGACGAAAAAGTACGTGGCAGTAAAAAGAAAGACAGCTACGGCCAAGCTTTAAGCGTGGTGAAAATTGCAAAACCTGTTGAGGTGGAATGGTCGTTTGACGATCAACCCGCCGAACTGATTGCTATGGCACTGCTGGGTGATACCCAAGTGCTGAACACGGGCAGCGGCACCTTAACCGATGAGGCCGTGACCTTGCCTGATAATCAGCGTTGGATACAGCTACCTAAAAGTAACTTTGCTGCCCTCGGTTTTGTGGTGAAGAAAGACGCTGCCACCTTAGTGCTGGGCACTGACTATGAGGTGAACTATGCCCTAGGGCTAGTGCGCGCCGTAAAAGGCGGCGCTATTGAAGCGGGTGGCGCGGTGACGGTGACAGGCCAACATAACGCCATTAGCGGCACCCTCATTCGCGGTGGCATTAACGCCCAAACTCGTGCGCGGATCTTCGGAGAAGGTACCAACTTAGAAACAGGCAAGCCGATTAAGCTCGATGTTTTCGACGCCAGCTTATCGCCTACGGCAGCGATCGATTTTGCCGCCAGTGAGTTTGTGAGTGCGACCTTAGCAGGCAAAGCACAGTTGGTGACGGGGAAAGATCATCCGTTCGAGTACCTAGAGTTGGATGCGTAAGCGGTTTTGCTTAACCCAAAGGCATGGCCGTACTCAATTGCCATGCCCTTTAATCCCTATTTAACCGTCATTTAAACACCGATTATTTAGATACTAATGAGAGCATTAACGAGATAGCCATGGCTGATAAAACCTTAGAACTCGCCCTGCGGATCGTTGCAGAAGCCACGGGCAAGCAACACATTGCGGCTTTAGTCGATGAGCTTAAGCGCATCGGCACTGAGTCGGATGCGGCGAATCCTAAGACGCAGGCGCTCGCTGATGAACTCGATGGTGTGAGTGATGCCAGCCAAGCGGGTGCGAACCAAGTTGATGAACTCAAAAACAGCCTTGACCCGTTAAGCGACCAGTTAGACCAAGTGGCCAAAAGCGGCCGTAATACCAGCAACCAAACAGAGCCGCTCACTAATGACCTCAAGCCTTTAGCAACAGGGCTTGATGACGTAGGCGATAGCAGCCAATCGACCAGCCAAAAAGCCAATACCTTAGCCAATAAGCTCGATGAACTGGCTAACCAGCAAGACCTGATCAACACCTTTAAGCGGTCACGCAATGAGCTTGAACAACAAGAGCTTGCTGTCACTGCCGCCGCCTTAGCCCTGCAGGACTTAAAGCAACGTGCCAGCCAAACGGATGCGCCTTTTGTGCAGCTGGCACGCTCTATTGATGTGGCCGAAAAAGAGCTGGAGCAAATGCAGCGCGAGTTAGCGCAGCAATCATCCAGCCACACTAAGCTGCAAAATGCTCTGTCGAAATCGGGCATTGACTACAACAACCTGACCACAGCGCAGCGCAAGTTAAGTGCCGAATTTGACGGCACTGGCCGCAATGTCGATAAGTTTGCTAATCAGTTAGATAAGGGCAATGCCAGCACCCGTGATCATGCCAGTTCCCTGCGTGGCGTGATCGGCCAAGTGACCGCTTTAGCGGGGGCCTATTTGGGCTTTGACCGCGTGGCCCAAGCGGTGAAGGATGTCTTTGCCACGGGCGATCAATTCGAACGTCTTGGCGTGCAAATGAATGCCGTGATGGGCGGTTTTGAATCTGGCAAACAAGCGACCGCTTGGGTAAAGCAATTCGCCATCGATGTGCCGCTACAACTGAACGAAGTCAATCAAGCGTTTGTGAAGGCCAAAGCCTTTGGCCTTGATCCTATGAACGGCACCATGAAGGCGATTGTGGATCAAGCCTTTAAACTCGGTGGCGGTTTTCAAGAGGTTGAGGGGATCACCTTGGCACTCGGCCAAGCCTGGGCAAAACAAAAGCTACAGGGTGAGGAGATCCTGCAACTGATTGAGCGCGGCGTGCCCGTATGGGACATGCTGGCTAAGGTCACGGGAAAGAACACCACCGAACTGCAAAAACTCAGTGAGCAAGGCAAGCTTGGCCGCGATGTGATCCAAGGCTTGATTGATGAAATGGGCCGAGCCGCAAATGGCAGCGCAGCGGCGCAGATGGCTTTGCTCAGTGGCCAAGTATCAAACCTTAAAGATAACCTTTCATCCTTCTATGATCTCGTGGCTCAGTCCGGTGCACTTGATTGGCTTAAGGGCCAGATCAGTGAGTTGAATCTTGAGTTTGCCGCCATGGCCGCCGATGGCCGTTTAAAGGAATGGGCGCAGCAAGTCAGCGACACGATCGTGAGCATAGGCTCAGCGGTGCAAGATGGCGCTGCTATGCTGTACCACTTCCGTGATGAAATTGGTTTTGTGGCTAAGGCATTTCTAGCGTTAAAAGTCGGTAGCTATTTTAGTGATGTGATTACTGGAGCCAATGCCGCCATCGGCGTGATGCGTCTTTACACTGGCGCGATTATGGGTACCACTGCGGCGAGTGAGGGCGCGGCCTTAGCTGCTGGCAAACTTAAAACCGCCTTGGCAGCTGCGGCTAAAGCGGGTTTGTACTTAGCCCTGATTAGCGAGTTGATCGAGGTCGCTCGGGTATACCAAGAGTTATTGATTGCTGAAGAAGCACTGGAAAAATCTAAACGCGCTGCCGCGTCTAGCGCCAAACAGTTGGAGTACTCACTTAAGGATCTCAGTTTGCAAACGGGCGTAGCCTTTACCACTATGGCCGAGTTCAACAAGGCGGTAGACGAAGGCAAACTGATTTATGACGACGCCACTGGTAAGTGGAAGAACGCCGCTAAAGCCATGGAAGAAGTCAAGCAGGCTGCCGTTGACGTCGTTGAGCCGATTAAATTAACGGTTGAAGAAGCGCTGCGCCTGACCTTTACCTTAAGCGAACAAACTAAAACGCTCGATGGCGTTAAAGGTGGTATGGGCGGTTTCATTCGCCAAATTGACGCCGCCTTAGTGCCGTTAAAGGCGGCGGGGGATCAATACGAAGGTCACGTTAAGTTACTCACAATACTGCGCGCCAAGTTTGAAGAGCAGCAAACCTATCTAGATGCCACGGCTAAGGGCACCGAGGCATTGGAGCAAGCCTATAAGGACTTAGGGCTAACCAGTAGCCATGCCTTAGAGCAGGTGAACACGAAAGCCGAAGCGGCCTTTAATCTGATTAAGAACAACCGTGAACCGATTGAGCAACAAAAGGATGCGTTTTTAGCCTGGGCTAAAGCGGCATTAACGGCCGCCGAAGCAACGGGCGCTGCGGTACCCGAAACCTTGAAAGCGCAAGCCGCCACCCTTGGGCTAACCAAGGAACTGAGCGAGCTGACAGCAAAGCAATACGGCTATACAGACAGCGTGAAGGAACTTTCACCCGAGCAAGCCAAGCTAAGCCGCGCAGTGGCAGAAACTGAAGCCCGTTTGAAGCAATGCCGCGATGTGATGAACAGCTCGACGGTATCGAGTAAAGCCAAAGCAAAAGCCCAACAAGATCTGATTAGTTTACAGGGCAAGTTGAGTGACCAAACTAAGCAGCTCAGTGAGGTTCAGGCACTCGAAGCGGCTAATTATGAACAGATAAAAAGTAAGTATGCCGCTGTATCTGACGAGATGTTAAGGCTCGAACAAGCCTATAAAGACGGCGGCATCACGGCGGAAGAATACCTGCGACAAAAAGAACGCTTAGTTGAAGTGCTCAGAATATTGCAACGCTTAATGGGCGGTTTGGAAGATGGTGAGCAAGAGACTGATGAACAGGTAAAAAAGACCACTAAAACCTTAATTGAGCAACGCCAAGAACTCGAACAATTAGAGGAAACCACTGGCCGCGCCACTGAGTATGTCAACCTGTTCGCGGGTGCCTATGCTCACTTAAACAAACAGTTCAATTTTAACGAAGATAGCACCGAAAAACTTAACGCCCGAGTTAATGAGCTGACTAAAAGCATCATGAACAATATGCGGGTGAATACGGGCTTTTGGGGTGTGCTGGCGCAGCTCAGTAACCAAGCTTTTATCCGCGAAAAGCAGATCATTAATGAAACCTTACTGACCCGTAAATGGACTGAAGAACTCGAAAGCTCAAGCATTAGCCTAGCTCGTGTCAATCAAATTAGCCGCGAGGCAAAGTGGAATATACGCGAGTTAGGCGACGAAGATCTTAAGCCACTGCAAGCGGCCATTGATGCTACACGCGATCGTATTCTCGGCCTACGTGACGATATCAACGCGACCTTGGGCAGTCTCAAAGATGAGATGGATCAGCTCAATAATAACCAAGCCGCTATTGAGAAGCGCCGCTATGAACAGCAACAGGCTGAGCTTAAGGCGCAGCTCGATGCTGCCCGCACAGCCCAGGATAAAGAGTCCATCGCCAGTGCCCAAGAAGCACTGCAACTGAGTCAGCAAATCTACAGCACTAAGCTGAAACAAATCGAGGCCGAATCGGCAGAACGTAACGCACAGGCGATCGAGCGTGCATCAAGCAGTGCAAGCACCGCGACGAATTCCACTCGCAGTACTGCAAGCCAAACCACTTCGCCATCGGTGAGCAATCAGAACACAGGCGGCAGCGTACACATTTATCGGCTAGAGCTGGCGATGCCGTCTGGTAATGTGGTGAAAGCCGATTTGCTTGATGAGTTTAAGCAGCTTTTTTTGCGCGAACTAGAACAGATTAAGGCCACCTCATGATCACCTTAGACACGCTTCAATTACCGCATTTTATTTGGCTTAACCGCTTTGGGTATACGCCCTTTGTGAGCAGCACTGAGTTTGCGCTCGATGGCTCACAGCATGTTGAAGTCGCCGCCAAACAAGCGGGGCGTTCCATTGTGCTCTTTAGTGATGGCGAATCTTTAAGTCTGTTTGAAGCCCTTGAAAGCCACGCCAATACAAAAGGGGCGGCCAGTTTCAATCTGGATATTAACGGCACTGTTTTTAGCGTGATTTGGGATTACCGCGATCAACCGATTAGTGGTGCACCAGATATTAACTACAGCGATAGCGCCCCCGATGCTGTCGATGCCATCACCCTCAAGTTAATCACTGTTTAAAGGCTGTTTAATATGGCAACTTCTCCGACTCCGATTTCTCGCGACAGCTTAAAAATCTTCAAGCCTGAACTATTAGGTTCAAGCAATGAGGCTGGCGGCCAGCGCACGAACAACGTAGTGCAATCAGGGCAGATTAATGAACTGTTTGATGCTATCTCTGATATTGATCATGCTCAATCGAGTATCGATATCGTTAAGTGCTTCCCCACGCTTTACACCAATGACACTAACAAACTTAAGCAAGCCCATGTGTTTGTGAGTGAGCCACCAGTCGATCCGCTGGTGAATGTGTTTATGATTGAATCCCCAGCGCTGGATGATGAGTCTCGCATGACAGATATGAAGGAGATCATTGAGTCGTCTGTCACTGCAGGGGAATTAATCCGCGAAGGTGGCCCAGGGTTCCTTGTTAATCAGAACTCATTTTCCTCAGATTACCTGCAATCGACTTATCGCTTTAATGATCGCGATTACTGGAAAACCACCTATTTAGCCGTGGGCCAAGTGATTTGTATTACTGTGGAATATACTGGGGTGGAAAATGCCGATTGGCCGCGCAAAACTCACTTTTGCAAAGTAACCAAGACCAATAATGTTAATGGCCAAGTTGGTACCGTCACTTTCGAACCACCCATTCCTTTTGCCACGCCATGGCCATCATTAGCTGTTAATGGACAAAGCAAGTGTACTAAGCTGCGCTTATCTAATACCGCATCACCGCTTAAGTTTCATGGCGTAACCAAATTAACGGCTGTGGCCAATGGCGTTAATTTAGCCGTGGGGGCGACGCAGTTGTCGTTACTGCCATCCATTACTACTGTGTTACCCAAGCCAGGCAATACCATTGTCGGCGGCAGTGAAAACGGGGATGCCACTGTAAGCCAAGTGATCCGCAAAGTGATCACCCAACCTTCAAGCGCAGGCACCTATAGCTATACTTTTACCACTACGGATTTATTAACCGATGAAAACGGATTAGTTGCCGTTTCGACGTTACCCACGGCCACGTTCGGCGGTTATACCAGCTACATTCAATCCGTGACGATTGGCTCAGGTAATATCACGGTAACGCTCACCTCAAGTACAAGATTTAATGATGCGTCAACCGTGAGCCTGTTTTATGTTTCATCCTATAAATACAGCATCTATTCAAGCGCCAACCCGTTCCCAGCCAACAAGCAACTGACAGTGGGCAGTATTAAAGGCCGAGTTGTCTTTGCGGATACAAACTATGCTGCCCAAGATGTGTATGAGAGAGTGAGCGCCGAGGGCACTACAGGCAAGCTATATGATGGAACAGAGCACCTCGCAACCATTAATTACTTAACGGGTGCGGTGGCTAAGCAAGTTGTTAGCCGTGGCGAGTTTACGTTTACCTATGCCGGATTAGTCGAATCAAGCGCGGCGGCTGCGGCAGGTGATACGGTCGCTAAGTTCACCTTAGCTGTACCAAATCCCTTATTAGAAAGCTTTTATGTGCAGGTTGAACGCATCTCTGACCGAGCGCTGATTAGTGCCTCAGCCAATGCTCAAGGGGTGGTTTCGGGCACTGGCATTAACGGCAGCATTAGCAGTGGCATTGTGGAACTGACCTTTAGTGCCCCAGTGGATTTAACCACATTGCGCTATGACATTAGCGACCAAGTGCGCCAACTACCACCCGCTGAGATTTATGGCCTTAACCCGCTGCGTATTCCTTATGATGGCATTGTGAATATGTTCCGCCAGTGGGGTACAGTGGCGCTGTCACACTCACTAGTGCAGCAAGTCACCGCCACGGCTGGTACCGTGTATAACATTCGTCAAAACGCAGCATTTAGCGATATTACAGATGCGAATGGCGCCAGCCTATGGACCAGCGAAAACACCCATTTCACCATGAATAAAGCGGCAGGCACTGTCACCATTAATAGCGCCTTTACTGGTTTTGTGCCGCCCTTTGTGCTGACCGATGTCATTAGCGAGCTTGCGTTAGTTTCAAGCTTTACCCCAAGCAGCATAGTGCTGGCAAAACCTTTATCACGCGAATACCCGATTGGGGCAACTGTGGCCAGTGTGCAGATTTTAGGTGATTTGCAGGCGCGTGTTGGCCAAGTACGGGATATGACCGCCTGGTCAAATAACTGGGATGTTGATGGCACTCAAGCCACGGGTAATTTTAACGCCGTTGACTATCCGGTAGAGGTTAAAAATAACACTGCAGTAAACGAAGATTGGGTGATGATCATGACCAGTGAAACCGCATTTCGCTGCGTCGGTCGCCGCCTCGGACAAATTGCGACTGGTGATACCCTCAATGATTTTGCCCCTATCAACCCCGTGACAAATACCCCTTATTTTGTGCTCAGAAAAGGCGCATGGGGTGGCGGCTGGCAAACGGGTGAGGCGGTGCGCTTTGCCACTTTTGCGTCATCAAAACCCATCATGTTGCTGCGCAATGTGCAGGTTGGCCACAGCCAAATTACCATAGATAAAGCCGTATTGTCATTTTTCGGCAACGAGTCATAGGAGTAATTGCAATGGGATTACCAGTTACAGTTTATCGTTCCACTGATGTGGGTGCGCCGCAGGTCAATAACGGTACACCTAGTGAATGGATTAACGTACTTAAAAAAGTGCTGGTTGAGGGGTATGGCACAAAAGTTGGCCTTGGTTGGACTGTTGAATTTGAAAATGCTGCAGCATTTAAAATCGCTTTTCGTAACAAAGTGGCAGATGGTGGTAGTGGCGGATATGTACAATTTTCATCTAACGGCGCGGTGAACACTGTTAATGCCACCTTACTGGTTAAGTGTGCTGCCTCAATGACAGCTCTAGATGTGTTTATTAAACCATTGTTCCAACGTGGGATATTTACTACATCGGCATCAACACATAAGGGATGGGAAATCATCGGTACCAGCCGTGGTTTTTATCTGATTATTCATTGTCATATTGAAAATCAGATCGCCGTATCGTCGTCCGCTCGAAGTTCAGCGGTTTATTTTATCGGTGACATTCAAAGTTATACGGCAAACGATGCGGGGATATTTTCGTTCGCCAGCGCCACCAATACCGCCTCAGAACTTTTAAATTCTTCCTCATTAAATGAAGGTGACACTGTTTATTGCCAGATGAACGCCGCCGATGGTGAGAATGCTAACTACTTTTACAGTTGTAAAAAAACTCACTTTGGGATCAATGGGTACGCTTCAATTGACGGTAATGCCGAGCAGCGCGGGATTGACCACATTATGTCACCTATACAATTTACTGGAGTAGCTACCGCACTTGATAGTAAAGGTGTAGCGCAGATGAATAGCAAATCAATACCCTATTGCCGTGGTACTTTACCTGGGTATCACCTATCAACCTTTGCTGGATATCGAACGGAAACTTGGCCAAAAGAGATCACTCAGAATGGGGTTAAATGGGTTTTGATGAGAGGGTGGTTTTATACTGGGCAATGGATAAACGCAGGAACTTGGTATGATTAAGTTACTTGATAACATTACAGTTAAAGCCCCTATCAACATACAGGCACAGGTAACGGTGGATGTTGACCCTGCTGCTGAACGGGTCATTTTAATGCACCGCGACACAGGCGATGTGTACCATATTTTTAAGATGGTTTCACCCGTTGCCACATTTACGGTGCCATTTATTCATGTTACCACTGATGCGCTTTTAGTGGGCATTCTAGACGATAACCGCACATACAATTGTAAGTTTGTCGATGGTGTACGTGCTGAAAGTATTAACGTGAATGCCTTATGACAGCCACTGTGATCCGCTTTGATACCCTTTGGTTAAATGCGCAATCTCCCATAAAAATCCGCTTTACCGATGAACCCACGCCAGAAGTGCCTGAGGTACCGATTAAGGCGGGTACCATAGGCATGATGTGTGGCATAGGTATCGCGATTGGGCCGAGTGTTGCACAGCAGCTAACCATTAAAGAAGCCACCCAAAGCCATGCCACACAATTAACGTCACAATGGCAAGTTGGCCATGTGACGCAAATCGTGACGGCCAAGTGGCAAGCTAAGGCATTACTGGGTATTACCGCCTCAGTGGTTTGGCGCTGGAATAACCTGGTGCCATGTAAAGCTGATTTGCTTTGGTTGGTGCCGCAGTTACATGGTGTGCAAACTTCTAGCCTATGGCTATTGCCTGACTTAGTGCCATCACGGGTTGAAATGCTATGGCGACAACCAGAGGCGACCCCGCAAATAATCATGCTTGCTTTACTGAAGATGGCGTTAGTCGGGACTGAGGTTAAGCTTGCCCATTCTAATATTCGCGCTGCAGGCGATATGAAGGGGATTGCATGGGGACCACATGCGGCGCGGTGGGTGTGTTCGAGCAAGTATCGACCACCAAAAGGCAAGATCACCATTAACTTTAGTGACCCTTGGGAAAATGTCGCAAGCCCGATTGTGCTCAACTTTACCCCTTCACCAAATGTTTGTTACTGGGACGATGGCGGTGGACTGATAGGCACAAATCCATCGTTACCCACCATTGATTTTAAGATCCCTATCGAACCGCAAATCAGAAGGAGTTACCTCATGCAGCCTCAAATCAGTTGTGTTCGTGTGAGTGACGGCGTTGCTGTGGTGCTCAAATCTGTATCTATTTCACAGTCCCGTTCGCAATGGGCAAGTAGCGGAAGCTTAGCGTTTTCATCCCGTATCGATGCCGAGCGTGCCGCTAATGAATTACTGAAAATAAGCATTAACGGCTATGACTTTTACCTGCTTTGTGAGTCTGCCAGCGAATCTAAAGCCTTCGGCAAAACCAGTTATAGCGCAACAGGTCGAGGCCGCTTAGCCACACTCGCCAGCCCGAACCGAAAGGCCATCAACTATGTGAACGTGGTAGCCCGCAGCTTTATTGGTTTGATGGCCGATATTGTGGCTAATACTGGGTGGACTGTCGCCAGTAAAATTAGTGATTACCCTGTACCCGCAAACGCCTTTAGCTATGCCGCTAAAACACCCGCAGAAGCCATTAACATGATGGCCAACAGCATCGGGGCCATGCTCGATGTGAACGATGAAACTCAGACTATAACGGTGATCCCGCAGTGGCCAGTCGTGCCTTGGAATACCGCAAGCGCGATCCCCGATGTGATTTTGCACGATGGAGTGATCCTCGAATTTAACGAGCGTATCGACATTCGTCCCAATGCTAATGCGGTGTTTGTGCGTGGTGAACAGCAAGGCGTGGCGGCGAAAGTGAAACGTTTCGGGACCGCTGGTGACAACTTTGCTGCTGATATAGTGGATAAGTTAATCACTGATAATCAAGCCGCAAGAATGCGTGCAACGGCTGAGTTAGCAAACGCAGGTAACAAGGTACAAAACAGTATTCGCGCTAAGGTCATGGCGGATTTGCCGCCGATGCGCCCAGGTATGTTAATCGGGGTTCGCAAAGGTGCAGAGGTGTTTAAGTCAGTGTGTGAAAGCTTCAGCATAAGCGGCAGCGTTAATGAGTCAACGGGGATGGTTACAGTGAATCAGACCGTGACGCTATTGCGTAATGAGGCGGCAGTATGAGCAACATCTATCAACGCTTAGCGAACTTAAACCCTAAGCCCCAGCGTAGTGTTGCCACTGTGATTAACGTGACGAATGGCACCACGACAGTACAGCACGCCGATGGCAGTTATCAGACCGTTTTGGGTGACTCAGTTGCCAGCGGGAAAGTGTATATCGTTGATGGTCAGATCCAAGGCCAAGCCGCCGACCTGACTTATGTAGAGATAGAAGTATAATGGCCATAGAGTTTATAATTTTAAGGCCCTTAAAAGGGCCTTTAATATTAACCACGTGCGACTCTTCCTGGTTCATCTTCTGCAACTCGCCAACGCCAGTAAAAATCAGAACGAACCCAAACGACATTATCTGGTGTCGCAAGCTGAAAAGCTTTTAGAACTTGCTGCGACAACACCAAGTTACCATCAGCATTCTCTCGCAATAAAGTTTCGTCTCCACTTTTAACAATGTAATCAACAACATCATCCTGATAAACGCAACCGTCTTGCTTAAGCTTAGTTAACATCCAACTGGAAACTTCAGAGGGCGTCATTTTGTCAGCTCTTCTTTTTCACTAATTCTAGGGATTCCTCTGGGAATACCCCTGACTCAAGCTTTTTACCTGCAAACCATTGTGCACGATAAGAACCATCAAAGAATTTCGTAGAATAATTTTTAAAAATCTCATTTATCGTCATGTCTGGCCCACCGCTTACGAGCTTAACATTATCGCCTAGCCCAAACAGTGGCTTTCTATCTTTTGTTGCCATTAAACGCCCCTTGAATTGTTAATTGATTGTTTACTCTTTATGTATGGGGACGAAAAACAAGCAATCAAGGGTAGGCTAAACAAAATACAAATTTATTTTGAAGGCAGTCAATATAAAAGGTCAGTTGCAATCGACTCTAGTTACGAGCGAGGGCTTATAGGTCTATACGATAAGCCTATCTTTATTAAGACTGGCTTTTTTCATTTAGACGCAACCGTTTCTCAGTTCGCTCGGCGAGCTACACTAGTCATGCTAATTCTCAAACCACCCGAGCTAGAAAATCTCAAACCATCCGAACCAGCACCGCTTTAATTCTGAGAATTAAATCTCAAACTAGGTGAACGCAAATCTCAAACCGCGCGACGCGCTACACATTTGAACACCCAAACAAAAAGGGCTTAACCTTGCGGTTAAGCCCTTCTGGTAAAATTGGTGGAGGCGGCGGGACTTGAACCCGCGTCCAGAACACCTACATCCAAGGCACTACATGCTTAGTCTCTCTTTTAATTAACCCGAATAAACTCCGAAAGACAGGATTTCATCGGGCGAGTCCGGTACTATTTCGCGGTTCACCCCCGGACGGAGTTCCCTCGCTATCAAATGTAAGATGACCATCTGTATACACCGCCCATTTGAGAGACCTGTGTCAGATGGCTAGCTAGCCTAAGCTGCTAGAGCGTAGTTATCGTCGTTTGCAACTATAACTGTGCGGCTTTTTACGAGGCCAACCGCCCCTCGGCATGCTCCCAGGGTTTCGTGAATCCTGTCGAATCCAGAATCGCCCCCAAGAATTTGATTGTAACCCGTAGCACTATGATCACCTAGCATCATTTACTTCAAGTTCAATCGTTTGTTCATTATCCGTGCGTTTTTTCTTTTTTCATCACGCGGGCTTTTTCAACTTCCCATTCACGCGCTTTAGTATCTTCGCGCTTATCGTGATCTTTCTTACCTTTACCTAGACCAATTTCCACTTTCACCCATGCACCTTTACGCCAGTACATTGAGATAGGAATAATAGAGTAGCCTTGGCGCTCAACTAAGCCCGCTAGTTTATCTAGCTCTTTACGGCTGAGTAGCAGTTTTTTCAAACGTAGGGGATCGCAGACAACGTGTGTCGATGCCGTATTCAAGGGAATAATGGTGCAGCCATGCATAAAGGCTTCGCCATTTTTCAGGAATACGTAACAGTCGGACAAGTTGACCTTACCCATACGGATAGATTTCACTTCCCATCCCATAAGGGATAGGCCGGCTTCCATTTTCTCTTCGAAACGGTATTCGAAGGTTGCGCGCTTATTACGTGCGATAGTCGCAGGCGCGGCTTTGCTTGAATTTTTCTTTACCAT